TGACTAATCTAAATCTAGGTCTAGGAGATCCTTCTGGAACTTCAAATAGAATGATATTGGTATCTATGTATTGAAGAGAATTAAGAATCTTATATCTCTCCATAATAATGTCTTGAGATAGAGAATCTGATATATGAAGTTTATCATATAAGTAAGCAATACGCTCTCTATAGTCTATAGGAATGTCCGAATATCTAGCTTCATATTCTTTCTCTTTATCTTTTCTTGTCTTTCTTCTCATATGCATCATTCCTTTAAATGAATAAGGATATAGGATTAACTCCTATATCCTTAATAAGATGTTTCAGGTATAGTTAATATCCACGATATATATTCATAAGCTTAGTAACGATCTTTTCATTTAATCTGCTCCAAAGATTATTAGGAATATTTGAGATGTCTTCTGCTTCGTTAGCAAGCCACATATAGATCTTTTGTCCTACTTCTGGTTTATAGACATTGATACCACAGCAGTTTGCTATATAATCCATAAGAGCAGTATTATTCATAGTCTCATACTTAAAGACACTAGAATCTGATTTAGTAATAGCCATAGCTTCATATAGATCTTGAATATCTAAGTTTACTTCTATGGCAGAAGGAATACCATCTACAGTCCAAGCATGGCTTCCTCCCTTTTCTACACTCATAGAAGTAATGATACCCATATCTACATTAAAAGCACCTTTATACATAGCTCTTACTATAAATGGACTAGTATATCCATTCGGATTAGCTCCAGCAGTCTGAGGAGCCACTAGACCTAATAAATGCCATAGAGGAACTAAGACATTTAAGAATATAGATAACTTCGTAGGATCTGGAGATATAAGCTTTATCTTTACGCTATAAGATCTACTCAGACTAGAACCAGTCCATATCTGTGGAAACATAATCTTACCACCAGTAGCAACTGTATTTAGATGAGAAGATAGATTGCTTATAAATCCACCACTACCTAGCATCTTTTGAACTTCATCGGTTAGATTCTCTACCTGAGAAGCAATATCGGCATGCTCTTGAACCCAAGCGCTATCTGACATTGCAGAAGTATAACCGGTTAAGAAGTTTATTTCTCTACCAAGATCTGATATTCCATCTACAGTAGAAGCAAGCTGAGAATCACTGACACTATTGCCAAAGCTTTCTGATATAGAATCATCTGCATCTATATAGAATGGGATATTCATATAAGAATCATTACCATTCCAGAAAGCAGAAGTTCCTTCTTGCAGATAATCCTTCCAGTTTGTATCTAGAATGGTCTTTCCATTATTAAGCTTTATATTCTGTATTCCTAGATAGATAGCAGATATTCTGCACATAGGATTTACAAATTTATAGTAATCTTCAAGAGCATATTCAAAAGTATAATACTTTCCTTCATTATCAGAAAGAAGATTATCAAGTGAATCAGCAGCTCCTGTTACAAGTCCGGCAGCTCCTTGTATTAGTTTCTCTGCAATAGAGGTTCTATCATCTTTACTAAATTTAGTCATGAAGCTAGGCCTACCTGGAGCTAAAAATAATAGAGGAATCTTATCTACAATCTTATCAGCATACTCTGCTCCTACTTGGTCATAGGCTGTAATAGTTGCTCCTCCATCTGGACGTGCATCTGCTGTTGGAAGAAACTGATAAGGCATACCAAATACTCCTACTAGATTCTTTGTAGTAGGATATTCTGTAGAAGTATCTGTATCAGCAAGCATCTCATCTATATCAGGCTGATATCCGCTAGCAGCATCAGGATCTGTACCAGAATCTGCTCCAGCTAATACAGTAGAGTCATTAACATCGGATTCTGATACCGGTTCACTATTAGTAGTTGTTTGAGTTACAGTCGGCATATGCACTTCATCTCTAGTAGACTTATCTACATACTTAGACTCGATTGCATATGTCTTTCCATCTTTCTTGAAAGCATAGTATGAGATACCACCAGACGTAGTACCACTGGACAATACAGATAGTTCTGTTCCAGTTGCAACATATCCAGAAGGAGTCGGATCTGGATATAGCATTCCTGTATTAGGATCTATTAATCCAGAATTATCAAAGTCGGATATATTTAAATAATATGGTGCATTGCGTTTAACACTGTTTACAGTGTATACATCTACGGTTACAGTATTAGCTTCCACTGTAGTTTTATCATAAGAGTCCGTATATGTTCCAGCATCTTTACTGCCAGTATATTTCTTTATTCCACTAGCTGTTGGTACATAGCAAGGAGTATCATTTATATTTGTTTTAATGCAAGATTGAGCTGTGCTCCAAAATGAAAACGCAACTTGTGCTTGCGTTAATTCTTTCATAATAAGACCCATGGGTATTGTGCCTAGGTCTACTCCGGTTAGGCTATAATAATGTATCTTTGCAGTGGGAGCATACCACTTAGTTCCATAAGCCATTATATTTACCTCCTTTTATAGTCATGAAATTAATATATAGTTGAGGACGGGTAAAATACCCGTCCTCTTTCTTTTATTCTTGTGCAATAGCAGCCATAGTCTGGACTAGCCAGTTTGTATCTTTCGACTGAAGAATATCTGCTGTATCCTTAGCATTCTCACTACTATTCATGAGTTTGTTAAGACTCTGCTGAAGCTTCTTCTTAGTACTTTGCGTATCTTCAGAAGCAGTTCCAGTGCTAGTAGTGGATTGCTGCAATACTTCTAGTACTTTATTAAGCACTTCGGTATTATCAGAAATGCTAAGTAAGATTGATATGATAGTCTTCATGAAAGAACTATAATCGTTGCTATTACTCTCATTCTTAACTGTTACATTCTTAGCCGATGTAGTAGTTGCTATGCTATTATTATCTGTAACATTGGATGTATCGTTAAGATAACTTCTAGCCGAACCACTATAAACATCGTCTCTACTTGTACCCTTAAACTGATTGTAATATGCTTTAGCAGTCTTAAGTCTTGTAGAAGGCCAAGAGTTAGAATACTTTTGATTCGGTCTTTCAAAATCAAGAACAAAGTCTTCATTAGCTTGTTCAAGATTTGTACTAGTCTTTACATTCTTTGCCTTAGAGTATCCGGCCAATTCTTTATCAAGATAACCTAACTGGCCTCCGATATCGTCTATACTTAAATTACTTCCCTTTAAGTAGTCGTACAATCCTGACTTTCGAGTCTTGTATGTCCACTGGGCGAGTCCATAACCCTTTGAGTCATTTGAGAATGTACTCTTACTCTTTGTGCCATTGTTTACAGCATTGGTATATTCTTTACTCTTTTCGGTTCCATATCCTTCAACAGCATTCGGCCTAATACCAGATTCATGATATAGATTTCCGAGAACTGCTGCTGCTCCCTCTTCAGTATATCCTTTATTTCTTAGATAATTCCAAGCCTTTGCAGCATTGGTATCTCCCTTAATCTGATCCGCTGTAGGACCATTATAACTTCCAGAAGAGCTACTGGTATCTGAAGTAGAATCAGACGTATCCGCAGAATCTGTATCTTCTCCAAATAAAGCATTATATGTATTTTCTCCATATATGCCCTTCATCATAAGCTTTCCTATCTGAGTGATCTTATCGAACAGGGTAGGTGAGCTAGTCGATTCTCCATTTGAATCGGACGTACTTATATCTATATCTCCAAACACGACTCCGTTGTAAGCGGGACGTGCATATCCGAGTATACTGCTACTCGTAGTTTTATAACTATTTTTAACTACTCTATCGCTCTTTGATCCAGCATTTCCTTCAACAGTATAGAATTTGCCGGAAGAATCCGGATCTGACACTACTAGTCCAACATGATTACAGCTTGAACCGCCATTATAGCTAAAGAATATAATATCCCCTGCTTTAGGCGACGATACAAGCTGGCCATTGCTCTTATAATATTTATACAAGGTTGGGCAATATGCAGTCTTCTTTCCTCCATAATAGAGTGATTCTCCGCCTGCATGTTTGAATACCCACCATACAAACATTGCGCACCATGCGTTATTATTCATTCCATACTCTTCACCATATTTGGTTCCATTATTACTGCTCTCTATATATCCTACTTCGTTCTCTGCGATAGCTATAACTTTAGCTATATTTGCTTCTTCTGTTCCATTATTGCTATTTATAACTTCATTTAATTTGTCAGAAGTTGTCTTAGTAGAATTAGCTTTATTAGAAAGCACATTCTGAGCAGCTTTTGTAGTATAATCATATATCGTTGTTTGTTTAGTAGTTTTGCCAGACAGCGCATTAGCTGTTTCCTTTTGGGCAGCCTTTTGCTCTTCTGTATAAGATTTGGTTCCATCTGCATTTGTAGTAGGAGTCATATCTATACCAGAGTTAGCTACCTTAGACAAGGCATCAAAATCTGTCTTAGAATTCAATGTATTATGCATTGGCATAGCAGAAAGACTACTCAATGTATTTGCAGCTTTAGCCTTTTCTTCATCTGAAGTTCCGCCACTATATCTAGCCTTTCCTGTAATTACAGAAGCTTGCATATTCTTAAGGACTTTATCCTTAGGCATACTTCTTCTTCCTAATTCAGGATCGTCTATAATTACATTTCCATTCTTATCTTTTCCTTGTGCTGTAATATAGTGATTAGCATTAGAATAAGCAGAATCTATTCCGCCTCCAGGATCACGCCCTAAGAGAACTGTAGATTGTCCATTATCTATTGCTTTCGATACAGCAGATTTACTTGTCGTGGTACTAGAATTAATTCCCTTACCAGCAAAGTAATCTCCAAAGAATCCTATATCTGTACCATCATTATTAACATGGCCAGTCTTTTGTGCATACAGAGCAGCGTCAGGAATACTTCCATTCATTGCACTAGCAGCAGCAATCGGGCCACATCCAGATTCTCCAATCGTAGAGTTGCCGTAAGGCATACTAGAATATATGCCTCCTTGAGCTCCTCCACGAGCTTTTCCATTCTTACGTCCAGCACCAGAGGCACCATTGTTTATAATATTAGTAGTAGATCCTACTGTAGTATTATTGTTTGCATAAGCACTAAATTCATCATCAGATGCTTCATAAGTTGTATTCTCAACTGTTTCGGTTCTTCCTTTTCCGAATAAGAATTTCTTAATAGCTTTAAATCCCTTTGTAATCCATCCCTCTTGATTATTGTACTCTGCAAGGGATACTTCTTCTCCTGCTTGAATACCAGCAGCTTCCAGAATATTCTTTGTTTTTTCTTGTGCGGCTTCCAAAGCATCTTTACTAATGCCACAGAAGTCTCCAAGAACATCTACGATAATTTTAATAATAGTTCCAGCAGAGAATCCTAAGCCATAGAACAAATTCTGCTGAATCATATTATAAACGCCCATTATAAATCTAACGCCGCCATTGATAACCAGCCCGGAGTCTTTTGAAACTTCAAGCATTGTTTCGGTTTTTCCATAAGCGCCGTCATAAAATGCCTTAATCCATAATAATATACTAAGAATATTTGCACGTCCTACTATGGCTAGTAAGGAATTAGCACATCTGGCTAATAATCCGCTTCCAAGTCTTTTCGGAATCTCTGCAAGTAATTTCTCGAATAATCCTTTAAGAACGCCTTCATTGATAGGTCCTAAAAATATTCGTGCAAATCTGCATATATAAGTAAATACCTTAGAATTCGTAAATTTTACAGCAAATTCTGCAAACTTCTTTGTTACTGCACTGATAATACTATTGGAGCTTCCAGTAGCAGCCCCTCCAGCAGCGTTGACTACAGTATCAACTGCGGATGAAGCTCCTCCTTCAATTACTTGGAATGTCGTATTAGCAGCATTTGTAGCAGTATTAGTGGCATTATTAACTGCACTACTACCAATAGTTTCTGCTGCATCACTAAGTCCACCATTTATTACTGTAAATATTCTGCTTGCTTCTTTTGTTCCTTCCTCAGCAACAGTCTCTGCCGCTTTGGTTCCTCCATTTAATAGTGTATTATTTAAAGCCACTCCTAAATTATTAGCACCGCTTACAAGACCTCCGGTGGCTTTAGTAGCAGCTTCAACGCTTCCAACAGCCGTACCAGCTAAACTACCAGTGGCCGCTTTACCATAATTCTTTAAAATATTCTTACCAGTGATTTTTGTTGCAACAGCATTAGCAATCTTAGCGGGTATAGATCTAGTCCCCGTAGCAAGACTACGAAGAAAAGTCTGAGTTCCAATATGTGCTAAACCAGATAGCCCTGTCTTTGTATCTACATTTCCATTCTTTATTTTGCCATCACTCTGATCGTATGTAGCTACATAATTTCCCTTCTTATCATATACGGTTACGTCGTCTCCGTTTACAACAGAGGTAGACCCGTTATCATTCTGATAAGTTCCATCACTATCATAAGTAGGAACATCTGTTAAATATCCAGCTTTAGCTGTTTCGTCATATGTTAAATTAATATCTCCAGTAGCATCAGCTACACTCTTATTTGTAGATTTATAAGTCGATTCACTTATCGTATTTCCTGTACTGCTAACGGGGTTAGAGTACTTAACTGTCTTTGAATATTTATAGTTTGTACCATTAAAATTCTTAGATATTTCTGCTTCATCTTTTCCTGTATTAAAACTCGAATTCATGAACTTCAAAGAAGATCCATAATTCGTATAGTATTCTGATCCTTTACCTGTTATGAGATTCTTAAATCCTGCTGCTACACCAGTAACAATACCACCAACTATAGATGGGAAGTTAGTAATAATTGCTTCTGTAGCAGGACCTATTACATTCTTTAATGCATAATTTAATCCTTGGGCTACTTTACCAACAAGCGCTGACATAAGAGTCCCATCTTGAATTCCATTTATAAGACCAGTTATCTTTTGCCCAAATTTAGTATCTGCAATCTTGTCTATTAATCCTTGGAAGAAAGGAGCTACATGCTCTTTAAACCAAGGAGCTATCGTAGTCTTAAATAACTGAGATCCCCATCCTAGCATCGATGCTCCCAATACTAATGGAAGTACTTTTCCTAAAATGGTTCCTCCGAATCCTAAAACCTTTAATAATCCTCCGCCAATTCCCTTAGCAGTATTGCCAGCGAATTTAGCGGTATTTACAATCTTATCTGCAATTCCATTTCCTTGCTTTACTTTGTTTTCGTCTCCTTTATCATCTACTACTCCTAATGCCTTAGCAATTCCAGTAATGCCATTAGACATCTTTAGGAGAGCATTATCTTTCATAGCTTTAGCTTTTCTAGCCATTCTAGTAGCCAGCGAATCATCATCATGAGTCGTCGGCTCTTCTTCAGGCCTATAATCAGGATTATCTTTATTCTTCTCTGCTTCTTTCTCTTTCTTTTTAGCTTTAGCTTGTTCTTCTTTAGTAGGTATTCTTATACCGTTTTCATCAAATGCATATTTATTGCCGAATCCGCCCATCTGATTATTGATAGAAATCAATACATCGAGCATCTTAGAAGTATTATCTTTAATCTGTACATTCGGATCTATTTCAGGTTTCTCTAACAATCCTTGTTCTTCTTGAGCTTTTCTTGATTCATATTCATTCTTAACCATTTTTCTATAGTTTCTTAATCTAGCTTGAGACTTAGGATCTCTTAATTGTAGTCCAGTTTCTTTCTCTAATCTTGATATCAAATCTGATGCATTCTTTGTTTCTATATCTTTAGCCACTTTAGCTTTTTGAAGTTTACCGATATCTAGTCTGCCCCACAGGTCACTGATCATTTCATCATTGAACCCGTGTTGTCTCATATAGCCTTCAGCGCCTCTAATATTACCGGCCTGAATCAGCTTCATTATCTCTCGCTTATTATTATAAGCATTATCTTTACTACCAAATACTTTTCCTAACGGATGAATTCCATGTCCGTAGGTATTCCATAAGTTTTTCTCATCGAAATACTTAGAGACAATATCTCCGGCATCGTCCATCATATCGTTATACTGTAATCTTTTCTTACCTCTATTATCTATAAACTCATCTAATCCACTCATTATCTGGGATAGCTGATCACTACCCATATTAGCGAGCTGTCTATCTGCTTTAATAGCTCTATCATTTCTAAGAGCAAATCTTGCTTTATGTCTCTTTCTATAGTCTAATCTTTCTTGAGCTGTTCCACTTGCTGCACCTCTGGCAATTCTATTTGCCATAAAGGTATTACCAATTCCTCCTATTGCAGTGAAAGGAAGTGCTAATGCTCCTCCAATCAACTTAACAGGATATTTCAATATAGTAGTCAGTGCACTATTAATTCTCTTAAATACTTTCTCTCTTAAGAATTCCTCTAAGGGAACTCCAATATGATCTTTAAATATTCCATTTAATCCAGATACTATTCTGTCTCCTATTCCTAAGAGACTGTCTTTCATCCAACCGCCAAATCCTTTTACGAATGTTTTGGTTGGACCTATAATAGCTTCTTGTACATAATTCTTAAGACCATTTGCTATTTCTTTTCCTCTAGCGATAATAGGATCTACTAATCCAGCTTTAAAAGCTCCGACTAGTCCACCCTTACGCTTACCATCTTTATCTTTCTTACCTAAGATCTTATCCTTAAATAACTCTGTAGAAGATAAATAACCGATACTAGCACCTACTACAGCATTACCTACTAATCCAAAAGGACCAGCAACAATACCTGCTATAGTACCAACACCCATATTCGGATAAGCTTTCTTTAACTTCTCTCTAATATCTTTAGGAATTAATCCCTTCTTACCTTTCTTCTCATTACCAAACATGGCTTCTTTAAACCATTCTGTATCTTTTACATATCCTAAAGTGGAACCTGCAAGCATTCCTCCTACTAATCCAAGAGGAGTAAACAAACCTGCAATACCACCTGCAATACCGAAATCTATCATTCCTTGTGAATGTTTCTTAATAGCATTTGTAATATTAGCCGGAATAACTCCGCCCTTATAATCCCCATTCTCTGCTTGTTCGCCAAACATAACTTTCTGGAGATAAGTACTATTCTTTACTAGTCCTATACCGGCACCAGCAGCGGCACCGAGTAAAGGACCACCAAACATTCCGGTGATAAGAGATACGCCACTGCCAATAAGAGCATTAGCAGCTATATCTGCTCCTTCACCATCTACTTCTCTCATTACTTTTCTAATAGCTGATTCTGTCTTAGCTTGTTCACTATTCTTATCTTTATTGCCTTTATTATTTACAGTACCTTCTGCATAGTTCCCTATATCAGAAGCTCTTAAATCTCTATTATTCAATACATCTAATATCTTATTCTTAGTCTTATTCTCTTGCTTTAAATTCTCTTTACGAGTTTTCTCATCAGGATTAGGAATAACCATTTCGCCAGGTGACAACATAGCCATCTGGTATTTCTTAACTACTCCGCCATTGGCGAGATTCGTAAACGTATCATCGCTTTTTCTAAGATCGCCTAAATTTAAATCTAAAACTGTAGGAGTCGATTCTGTCTTTTCTGCTTCGTCATACCATCTACGAGCTTCTTCTTTTGCTAGAGCCCGCCTTTTTTCCATTGTTTTTTCACTATAAGGCTTTCCCGTTTTAGGATTAATCGGGTCCACATGCATTTCTGGAACTTTATGATATCTCCAGATACCGTTAGTCCCTAAAGATATATCCTTCTTAGAAAGGTCTTGAACTATGGGAGCATCGGAAAGAGTATATTCTCCCCCAATGCCCATATTCTTCTCAATATGATCTTCTTCTACAATTCCCTTTCCATATCTATATGCTCTACCGTAAGTATTATTTACAGCTTCTTTTACTCTATTTCCTGCCGAGCTAACCTTTCCTGTTAGCTTTTCCATGAGTTTATCTTTAATCTGGTTTACTTTTTCTCCAAATGTAGTACTGAAAAACCAGTCTTTAAAATCTTCCCATTTGCTACTTATCTTTCTCTTCAGATCATCGAATGCTTCTGAAGTTCTATTTATCATATAATCAAGCAGGCCCTTATAACTTCTGCCTGCTCTATCATACAGTGTTTTTCCATCTGGTCTACCGAATACCATTTCAAATATTCGTTGATCGGCCTTTTCTATTACTTTAAGAGCAAAATCAATCGGTGCTTTGAGTATAGAATCGGCAGCATCCTGAGCTTTCTGTAAACTAGACTTATAATGAGTCTTTTCGTCTACATATTTGCCAAGCTGCTCATCCCATAACTTTTGTCCTTCTGTTTTTCCTTCTTCTTCTTTCTTTTTCTTTTCTTCTTCTCTTTCTTTTACTAATTGCTTATAATCCTTTTCTCGTTCTTCTTCATCATGAGTTTTAGATTCTTCAATTATCTGCTTTTGAATTTCTTCAAATGTTGGTGCTTTTTCTTGCCCCGTAGCCGTTGAAGTAATTATCGGGTTGCCTCTACTATCATAAATCAGAGTTGGTTGAACTGAAGGAGAGGCGGATGCGCCTTTAGCTGGTTTATTCCCTGTAAGGCTAATCCTAATAGTTCTAGTTTCTGCTAAGATATCTTTAAGATAATCTATGCCAGATTTAAATACAGGACTTGGAGCGTATAATTTATCGCCTTTACCGTTTGTAGTAGTATAAGCCTCCTTGTCAGGATTGAATGCTCTTACTACTCCTTTACTATCTACATACTGCAATCGTCCATCTGCTAGAACTCCGAGAGCAGTTCCGAAACCTGTTTCAGTTTCTCTTACCGCTGCGGCTTGACGTTGCTTATGCTGAATTACGCTATCCGCTACTTCATAAAAAGCTTTTCTATTATTCTTTGTAAGATATTCCATGAATTTCATCCATTCAGGTAGAATATCTGTATATTCATTCGTTTCCATATCACGGTCTCCCTTAGGACCGTTTCCACGATATGGATTGAAGTCTCCATTCCTCTTATAAATTACTTTGCCGATTTTTAATAGCTTCTTATCTGCTTCTTTTCTCCATCTTAATGCAGCAGTTTCTCCTTCTGTATCTATCAGAGATTTCATATAGGAGTCTGCCCATTTATCATAATCATCCTTAAAAGGATATACAGCTTCCAGATTCCCTTGCATTGCTTGGGATTTATATTCTTTGTGTATATCTCTTATTGTCCTAAATGTACCTGTCTTATGGTCAAAAGCTCTTTCCGGTGCTCCTGTGAGAGCAGCCTCGATTCGAGCTAGATAAGCAGGGATTACATCTACAATAGCTTTCTTAGTCTGCCCATCAAAAGGCATAGGACCCTTCGGATATTTAGAAGGATCTATTTTCTTTTTCTCATCAAATTTAACACCGAGAAGTGTACCTAGTATTTTTCTAATACTAATTCCACCCTCAGCATTATCCATTGTTTTCCATTGACTCATTCGAGCTAAATAAGTGGAAAACATTCCTTCCATGTTTTCATCGAATTTCTTAAGCCTATCTGTAAATCGTTTTGGTAAAATCACCTTAGACATTAGTGCCGGTATAAATTGTAATGGAGAACCAGCAAATGTCTTAAAGATATTTTCATCACCAGTTCCGGTTAGATAACCACCAGTAGGATCTAATGCCAATAGATTTTTATAAACAACTTTAGCATACGCTTTAATATCGGGGGCTCCTCCGCCTCCGACTTCATCATATTTGCTCTCTTTATATTCGGTCTGCTGTTGCTTGTAAAGATTTCTACTCATCTCAGTAGATTCTTTCAAGTAAGCAGTTATTTCATTAAGCTTAGAGGATACATCACCATAGAACTTGGTAGATTCGTTCATATAAGTTACCATAGGCCCATTAAGGATCTTGGTAATATTATCTATTCCTCCATTAATGCCAGTAAAGCCCTGCACCATAGAGGAGAACAATCTCTCTCCTTGTACATAGGCTAATTTAGCATTAGCTTTATTTACTTCTGTAATATTCTCTGCCGCTCCTAATAGCACATTAGACTGCGAATTAGAAGTAGCAATCATTACATCTCCTAATCCGGCTGCTGTTCTTACAGTTGTAATGGCTTCCTTAGAAGGTTTAGACGATTTACTCGATGATGCTTCCTCATCATAATCTTCATCTTCGTCGAAGTTGAAGTCATCATCACTAAATCCATAATCGTCTTTTCCACTTCCATCCCCATATAGGTCATCTATATCTTCTTCACTAAAGCCGAGAGCATATGCTCCATATTTCTCTGCTCTTTCTTTATTATAGAACTTGCCGGTTGCTAAGTCCTCTTTCATATTCTTAAAGCCTGATACTGCCGCATCATAGACTTTAGATTTCTTAATAGCTGCTCCTGCCCGTCTAAATGTACCTCTATAATCTACTATAGAGGCGTAGACTTCTTTGAACAAATCATTATTAGTTTCTACAAAATTAGAGATATTTTCTGTTGGCTCTTTTATAGTATCTACTGTAGCGTAGCCTACTGATTTGCCAATATTTAAAATATACTCTGTAACTTTTGGGAGTCGTCCAGCCATAACTAACTGACAACCTCCTTTCGTAGTATTTAATTACATTAATGTTCTAGAAGCTAAAATGGGTGTAGAGAGAGCCGTATAGCTCTCTCTACGCTGTGAAATATGTGAAAATGTAGGTATAAAGAAATGGTCTTTTTAATTACTGAGCAGCAGTTTCCTTAGCCTTCTTCTCAGCTTCAGCAGCCAGCTCTGCATCAGTCTTAGTGTTGTTGGACTTACCCCAGCCAGGAGTGATGGAGTTGATATACTCCTCAATCTCTGCATCGGTGGGAGTAAAGCCAGCGACCTCCATGCAATACCGCTTGCAAGCAGTGAAAGTATCCAGATGATTTTCCTTACCAAAAGCCGTAATCTTATCGGCAATTTCAAGAGTTCTGTTAGCCATTATTGTTAGTCTCCTTTCATGACTTATGAGTGTTTGTTGATTCTATATTCATAGTTATATAATAACTAAGAATTGTTGGTGGTATCACTACTATCATCATCGGTAGTAGACGTAAATTTAAGAAATCTCTTATAGACCTGATTACATCCAACTGCTGCTAGGCCGGAAGCCATACCAGTAGTAGCAGCTTCAATACAATTAGCAGATGAGATATAATCGGCATTCCATCTATATAAGATTAAACCTATTAGTCCTCCTATAATAGCTGCAACAGGAGGAAGACTATCGGTTTTATTCTTTAACACGTTTCTCTTGAGAAACTCAGTGATGATATATACGCATAGAATGATAAATGGCATAGTAGCCATATCTAGATTATCCATTGGAATATTACACTTCCTTTCTCAATGGGTAAATTTATTATACTGTTTATAGATGTAGGAAATAAGTAAAATTAAAAAAAATAAAGAGGGTAGAAAATTACCCTCTTTATTTAGTCATTTAAATGAAGCGCGGTTCAAGCAATGGCGAATACCCGTCTATTATCTTTCCATTTATCTTTTTGACGAACTCGTTATAAGCCTCTTCGGAGTCTGCACAGTATCCTATAGTGCAGCATAAAAAGAATTCTATAGCTTTTCCATCCATAGGTCCGCCGAATTTTTTAGGTACATCTTTTCCGTCTATAGTGCAGGCTACTACAGTGAAATCTTTTTGATTTTCGATCTTATAAGTTCCTATAGGTGCCATAGGAGACACCCACCAATCTGGTTCGAAGTTGTTATACTTTTCGATTCTATCTTTATCGTCTTGCTTGAATTCTTCATAGGATTTTTTGATTTCAAACATTTATATTTCCTCCATTGTTTCGCGCATGCATTCTTCTATGTTGTGACGGGCCCAATCCTCTGCTTCTTTTCCGTCTACCTTTTCGAGAAATGCATTATAAGCTTCCTCAGTGTCGGCGCAGTAACCTCTCGATAGTCCACAGGCAAAGAACTCTATTGCCTTGCCACCTATAGGACCGCTACAGTCTTCAGGCGCATCCTTGCCGTCTATAGTTTGGCCTATTACGATAAATATCTGGCTATTGCTATCGTTATACACGCCTACAACACCTATAGGATCTGGAGTTGGACTTCTTAATCTCTTAATCAGTGCTGCATTATCTTGCTCGGATTTTTTGAATTCCTCATAAGAATGCTTTGTTTTAAACATTTGTATCTACCTCCATATCATATCCATGTTTCTGCTTCTTTTCCGTTTATCTTTTCGAGAAATGCATTATAAGCTTCCCCGGAGTCAGCGCAGTAACCTCTTATAAAGCCCATAGCCCGAAACTCTATTGCATTGCCATCTATAGGGCCACCATAATTTTCAGGTACATCATTGCCATCTATAGTTCGTGCACATATATCAAATACACCTTGCTCATTGCTCTTATAGACTCCTACAGAATGCATACGAGGCATCCCTTGTTTTAATCGCAATCTCACCATTAGGCTGTCATTATTGCTTTGCTCGTTTTGTTTGAACTCTTCATAAAGAGTTTTTATCATAAGCATTGCTATTCTCCTCCTTCTACTAAAGGATCGGCCAGTGTGTATTTGGCTTCTTTACCCTTATAATTTGCTACAGCTACATTTTTATAAGAGATGCAGCACATATACTGAAAAAGTAAATTTGCCATGAGAGTTGCCGCATCATACGTAATTTTGCGGGCCGGAATTCTGGTAGTGAAGTTAAATACTTTAGCCGGATGATTTTCAGGCAAAGCTATATTTGATGCAACTCTGATAATAATTTCATCATAATTATCCGAGAATGCTGCATATATTTTGTAAGCGATTGTCTGCACCTTCGATTCTAGAATGAGTACTTCTTTTGGATCTTCATTATACGGCTCACTAGCATGCATAAATTGCTCGAAAGTAATTAAAGTTGATCCGTTCTTATTCATATTATTTACCTCCTAAACGAATAAACAGATTTGTGTATACTTACACCTTAATAATATATAATCGAGATTTTAATTAGTTAATGGAAATATAAAATAATAACTGTTTAATAAAAGTAAATTGAATTCATAACTCTTTTTGATTAGGGTTATTTGAAGCGAGCCGCTTATAGTGGTTTATCTGAGAGAACCTTAATCACCCCCCCCCCGACTAAAGTATATAAGAGATACATTTAAGAAGGGGAGGGAGGGTGATATAAGATACTCTCTCTTTATACATAAGAAAACTATATGTCTTATAAATATCTCCTCCTTCCCTTCTAAGTGATGGGAAGGAGGTAAAGTTGTTTATGGGTGAAGGGTTTGTTATAAAAACGGGAGGAGTGGAGACTGGTTTTGCGCTCGATACTCCCTTAAGTAAGTGCAATCTAATTACAAAAATTATCACAGAAAATACGCTATTTACTATGCCAAACCACAATATTAGTAGTGGGGTATCTGTAAGAATATTTGGAGGAGGGGGTGGAAGCAATTCTGACACGGGCGGCGGTGGAGGATGGATGAATAATGCTCTTATAACAGTGCTTCCTTTCACAACAATAAATATTGTAATTGGAGATGGAGGGAAAAACAACAATTCTGGAGGAACTACGGTTTTTGGGATTTATTTAAGTGCAAATGGAGGAGGTGTTGGAAATGGTGGAAGTGGCGGAGGAGGAACTACAGGCGGTAATGGATATCAATTTGGAGGAGGAGGAGGATGGATGTATGGTGGGGGGTATGGTGGTAAATGGGGAGGTGGTGGAGGAAGTGGTTATGTCTCCTTTAATTATTATGATTCATCATCTAGTGGTTGGATAAATTTAAATACATACCGTGGTACTTTAGCAAAAATAGGAATTGGAGGTTGGAATTATGAAAGCAATACGAAAGATGGTTATGGCGGCAATGGAGGAAATTATAATGAAAATGGAGAAAATGGAACAGAAATTTCAGCATTTACTTTTGAAGACGGATCGCAGGCTGAAACTGCTGGATTAGGCGGAGGATTTATAAATATCGGCAGCGGGGGAGGCGGAGGGTATGGCGGTTGCGGAGGACAAGGTTCTTCTAGTAAATCATATTTCTATCAGAAGGAAAGTAATGGTGCTGGCGGGGGCGGAGGAGGATATGGAGCTAATGGTGGAAACTCATGTACTACTGGTAATCAGACTCCTGGTGGCGGAGGGGGGTATGGCGGCAAAGGCGCAGACGGCTCTACTAACAAATCCGGAGGCGGAGGAGGATATGGCCTAGCTAATTACGGCGCTGGCGGTGGTGGTACAGCTATCAATGGCGCAAATGGTATGCATGGTGTTTGTATAATTCAATATTATGGTTAATTATTCCAGACTACAGGCTCATCACCTGTAGTCTTTTCATTTTGTAAAAGTCAAATTTTTCAATTATATGTTATAATAATATAGGTAGGAAATACGTACGTTCCTATCCTAAATCAAACACACAAATATAGAAAGGAGAATTTAGATGAACGGAGCAATGACGAACTGCGAGAACACCGCTACCACCAACACACGTACCTATCGGGTAAGAAAGGCACAAGCCTTCGATAAGTTCGGAAAGGACGAACTTATGACTCTTTCTATTCGACGGACAGTTCAGGACATAATCCGGAGCTATCCATTATCGGAGAGGATCATCTATCTTCTCCGCAACTTAGGTATTCCTGCTACATCAGCAGGATACCGATATCTGAAGGATGCCATTGAGATGGTACATGGCAATCCAGATGAACACGCCTTTATAACAAAGACTGTTTATCCAATGATTGCTCGGAAACATGTTTCTACTTCGGAGAGGGTAGAAAGAAATATTCGGAGCGCAATCAAGAGTATAGAAGCCGATAATATGTATCGGCAAATCATATTCAAAGATGTAAAGTCCAAAACCAATAAGGAATTCATCTTTGGGCTGGCAGAGTTTATTAGATAATTGGAGAAGAAGGAGATACAGAGAGGTAAGCGCCTCTCTGTATCTTTTATTTATTTTTTTTATTGAATAGCGCCATAGTACTGAACTATACAGATACCAGGCATTCCATTGCTGCCATTGCTGGCAGTACCGCCCCCGCCAGCGCCGTAGTTGACTAAGCCGTAGCCACCTCCTCCACCTCCTTGGCAAAGACACCCATTTGCGCCTTTACCTCCATAGCCTCCACCTCCTCCGCCTGTAAAGAAGGCTGCTGAAGAAGTATAGTAATAAGTTCCAGAATCACCTCCATTTGCTCCATATCCTCCCCCTCCTCCACCTGCTCCATAATACCAATCCCCAGAACCGCCCCAATAACCATTTCCTCCGCAGCCTCCGTATCCACCTCCACCTCCTGATCCTAAACACCTAGAAGCGGATATTTTGGCATTTCCTCCTAATCCAGTTATAACTGCCTGTGATCCATCTTCAAAAGTAAATGCTGAAATTTCTGTTCCATTTGATCCATTTCCATTGTTTCCGCCATTACCTCCATAAGTCCCTCCTTTTGCTACAGAACTGTAATAGTTACCGCCCCAATATCCCCATCCTGCTCCGCCACCTCCACCTCCCCAAGTTCCTCCTGCTCCTCCACTAGAAGGACGGTTATATGTAGAAGTTCCACCACCTCCTCCAAATTGATATCCGCGACCTCCTCCTATGCCTTTATTGCTACCACCCCCTCCTCCAGATCCTCCACTACCACCAATAGACATATTACCGGCAGTCCCTCCAGATGCACTTAAGTAAGAACCAAATTTAGTTGTGCCGCCAGATCCTCCACCGCTTGAATTGCTAATTCCAGCTTCGCCAATATTAATCGCTATCTTTTCTCCACAGTTAATGTTATAAAATATTTTGTTATTCATCCATCCTCCACCTCCACCTCCTCCGGCGCAGTTATTATTGATATATGCGGATGCTCCTCCACCACCAAATATTCTTACACTTATTCCTCTTGATTTATTATAATCCGGAACAATCCAGTTTGTATTAGATATAAAAACGCATGTGGTAATATAACTGCTATATGTCGTAGATTTTGTACTACTTCCGCTCTCTCGTCTTATGAATCCTTCACCCATAAACAACTTTACCTCCCTTCCATTTAGGGGAAGGGAGGTATGTTCTTTAGGAGTCTCTTGACCATGAAAGGTATTCATAGGATGTTGCCTTAAGAAGTTTATAGAGAGCCTAGTATCACCCTCCCTCCCCTTCTTAAATGATTGGTATAAACATATATACTCTTAATCGGGGGGGGGGGTGATTAAGGTTCTCTCAAGTAAGTCCATAAGAGGAATTACTCGATTAATGATAACCCTAATCAAAAGAGCTATGAATTCATTTACTTTACTAAAATAGTTATCATCACAAAAAATAAAAGATTATATAGGGGAGAAGCTTATACATCTCCCCTATAATAAATCTAGCCAATTACCAAGTCATAATTCTCATGAAGTAGTCTGTTACGTCATGAGAGTCATACTCGATAACTCCGCTATCCGGCGTTGCTTTCTTCAACCACCGGACGTTGTTCGCATAATTATCTTCACCTCCCAGTATGATTTTGCGAATGGAATACTTATAGAAGATTCTATAAATATTCCAATGCATTGTGCAGTCGGACTTGCATGCTGCATCGTATGCAAGTTGCACTATGCATTTCGGCCATGCGTTAAGGCAGCCCATTAATTTGGCTACCTTTAAGCCGGATATGGCCTTATTGATTCCATATCCGCCATATGGCCGAAAATCTCCGAATGCTGAACAGGTCATCAAGTTTGACCTGTTCGTGATTGAACGGAAAAGTTGCTCTTTGAACTTCTCCGATGTTACCGGTCTGTATTCGTGCCTGATAGCGTCTTCAGATACGAATTTCCAACCGTCCTCCTTTCCAGACCATCTATCTATTTTCAGCGATAGATTGGACTGGTTTTTAGAATCAGTATTGCTAACAAGCAATACTGATTCTTCATTATAGTATACCTCCATGAATTTCGCATCATGGAGGTATACAAACTTTTTGTCATGCGAAAACACTCTCATTTTGATCAACTCCTTTTTCCTCAAACTTTTCTAATTCTTCATCGAAGAGAAGCTTCGCTCTTTCGAACTCCTCCTCGTGCTCCGCTTTAGATTTCTCTTTCCACTTCGGAGCAACTTTCACAAGTATCTCCAGAAGCATAATTACTATACCATGCTCTAGAGATCCTTGACGAAAGGCTATATTCGAATTCCGACTCTTATAGCCATCGAGCCGGATTTCGCCTCTGGAGATGGACATTACTTCGTCCAATCCAGAGGCTCCATAGAGTATGGAACACTCCCCGATGTCGGGTTTGAGGATTTGGAGTTTAGCGATAGCCATTTCTAAAAGAGCAGCTAAGCTAATACAGGCTTGAGTAGATTTAAGTTCAAGCCAAATATTATTACCTCCTGGTTCAAACTCGACTTCGTAGCCGAGAGAGTTTAACTCCAGCCACGAGTCAACTAAAGTCGGATCATAGACTTTGTACATTCTATGTCCGAACCTACAGGTTTTTTCAAACCTGTAGGAGACGCTGATGGGCTCGTCAGCATAGCCCATCAGATTCAACCTTACCGCCTGCTTGAGGCGGCATTGTGGACACACGAATTGCACGTCCACGTTCCCCAATGGGAACTCACTCTTAATTTGATTTGCCATATAAGTACCTCCTGTAATAGTATGGGTTTAGAATAGCCGTATTACCATTCTATTATATATATAATATATAATTAAAAATATCGACTTTTACGATTCGAGAAAGGAGGCAAAACCTATGAATGAGAGCCAGACTCTCCCTATAAATGGGGAGCTAGAAAAGGCTATTATGGAGAAAGCTAGTTGTTTATTAGCACTTTCTAAGTTCTTAGAAAGAATGAGAAAGGAGAATATGATTAGAATAATAGAGACTAACTGGGCTGAGAGAGACTATAATAGGGAGGAAATATATAGTCTTAATGCAATAATAAAAGAACTTGAGGAAGATCTTATAAGTACTATAGAGATTCCGCAAGTTAAAATAAATGAAGTTAGAATGGAGATGCAAAATTCATGATAGATAAAGACTATACTATTCCCGAAAAGAGTTTGTTAGCAGAAATCATTATAAAGAAAGCTAGTCGTTTAAGAATTCTTTTCAAATGTTCTGAAAAAATGAAAAAGAAGAATAGCGACAAGGCAATTAGTGGGAAAGAGCTGCCATATCCACCAGAGATGATGGATGTAATTAATAAATGGATACAGGATCTTGAAAACGAGATCATAATAGCAATAGAAACAGATATTGTCGGATATGTATTTGAAAATGATTAATAATAAATTAAGGGAGTGATATATTATGGATGATGGTATAGAAGAGAAAAGAGATAAGTTATTAGAGATATTAGATATACTGATAGAGCAATTAGAAAAGGAGACTAAAGAAAATGATGGAAATCAGTAAAGAAGATGCACAGAGATTCATAATACTCGCACTGCACGAGTTCTTTTTACAAGATATTTATGAGAAATATAAGAGCGGAGAAATCAAATTAGAGCAGTATAATGTAATATATGATATATTAAATGAGCCTATGACATTGCAGGTTCCAGATTCCAATACTTATCTAGACATGCAACGTCGGGGATGTAATGAAGAAATAAACACGCTGTTGAGAAATTATTATGGCTCAGAAATAGTGGTCGACCCTTCACCATCTAGAGAAATGTATATGACAAAACTTATAGATGCTATACATGAACAATATAAACTGGAGGATAATAATGATGGAAATTAGTAAAGAAGATGCAAAGAAGTTTATAGCACTTGCATTACAAGAGTCTTTCTTGCAAGATATTTGCAAGAGCTATATGAATAAACAACTTAAGTTTGATGAATACGAAGAAACACATAAGACACTGGATGATCTGCTTTTAACTTTTGACGTTCCTGAGATTAATGCATTTTTATATGCACAAATTTCTGCATGTAATAATAGCATGAAAGAGATGTTACATAAGTATTATATTCCGGAGTCAAAGAATAAGATTGCCGCTTTTGCAGGTGGACTGACTCCGTATATAACAGATTTTATATTAAGTATTAAAGAGCAGTATGATCCAGAGGAGGAAACTAATGATGGAAACTGATAAGAAAGAAACGATAATTGACGAAAAAGAGGCACAACGAGCTGTATACCTTTTACTTAAGACAGTATTCCTAAAAGAAGCTGAAAGAATTCTTTATTCTCATTGGGATAGTGAATATGAAGAGTTTTCTGATTTAAAAGATATTCTTAAATCAAGTTATTTGGAGACATATAGTGTTTATAACTTTATAAGTGAGATGGAAAGAAAGGCTAGAGCTTGCTCTTCTGAACTTAAGCATCTACTTCCAGAGCACTACGAGGATACAAAGAAAGGAGCAATAGATTTAGCATATTATCTTGTCGATCTGTATAAGAAAGAAGACAAAGATAAGAAGTTACATAGAAACGATATTGCTAGTACTGACGCTATAGAGTTTGAAGCTTTAAGAGAAAGTATGGATGCACTAGATAAAGAAGGGAAAGAAACTCCACTCTCACAGCTATCAGAATTTGGCCGTATCATTCGCAAATACTTTATTAACTCTCCCTATGGGGATTATACGTATAGCGAAATGATCGAGACTATGAGAAATGTAAAAGAGTGCTATCGCGTTATAAGAGGAGAATAATAATGAGATTCAAGATTGATAAAGATGATGCACAGAAGTTAGTAAATTATGCGATTAAAATATCCGTATTAAACGAAGTTATGGACTTTTTATCGACAAAAGTTTTTGAAGAAAGTGTTATGCTATGCAATATTCTTAAATCAAGTACCTTAGAAGTTCCATCTATAGGAGATTCTACATTCGAAATTAGATGCGAATACAATAAGTGTTTTAATGAGTTCAGTGCCTTATATCTTAAGTGCTTTGGCTGTCATTGTGACGATGATGATCTTGATAAAGTCATAGCTATGATAGTTATTATGGCTGACTCATTCAAGAATAAGAAAAAGAAAAAAGGCAAATCAGATGAAAGCAAGTTGCATAGAGATGATATAGATGCATATGATGCTTTTAGATACGAAAGTTTAAGACTGTTTTTGGAAGAGCAAGATAATGATGATTATGGTATGATTGATAGAGATGAAGAGATGTCAGAGTTTGGCCTAATCATGAGAAATCGTTTTATTAATTCTTCTTATGGCAGTTATACCTATAGCGAGATGAATGAGACGATGAAGAACGTGATAAAAGAGTACTATAAAGATTTATAATTATATATTATAGTATTGAATAGATAAGTGTAATCTTGCATTACACTTATCTAAATTTATATCCAGAAAGGAAATAATAAAAATGAAAGCACAAATTATTTATGAAGGAGAGACGATTACCGGAAAAGCCGGTAAAGACTTAGAAGGCAAATTTGTCTTCAAGAGTGATGAGAAGTATAAAACGGAGGATGAAACATGGAATAAAATGAGACCTTTTGAAGGGTTAGACTTTATTACTATGTCTGCTTCATTAGCATATGCTACTCGACAGATGTGGAATCATGTTGATGGAGATGAAGAGATCGATACCGATCCATGGTATAATGCAAAGGACTATCTTGATGAAGCTACTGATTCGTATGCGCATTCATTAAGAAAAGTGAAGCCGAATGAGGAGGAGTAATTATATGGATTTCTATAATGAAACTATTACTCTAAGCACTGGTGAGCAGCTAGTTGGAGAGATCACTAAAGATGGAGATGGAAGGCTGGTATTTAGAAGTAATTTTATATATAAGACCGATGATGAGAAATGGAATAGTATGAGAGCTTGTGAGAATGTCGATTGGATGATAATTGCTAGAGAGATAGGAGAAGAGATTATTAAAGACTATTTCTTCAAGCATTTTGGATATGGAGGATGGCTCTTTATTAATGAAGATGGCTCTATACCAGACAAGATTACCATGAAGGAATATTAACGATTAAGGAGGAGTAAAACTATGGATTACGATAATGAGATAATTACCTTAAGTACTGGTGAGCAGCTAGTTGGATCTCTAACTAAAGATGCAAAGGGAAGACCTGTATTCATAGGAAATGCTGTATATAAAACCGATGATGAAAAATGGAATAAGATGAAGCCATTTGAAAACGTCGATTGGTTGACAATCAGTAAGGATCAAGGTAAAGAAATTATGGAAACTTATCATGATACTGACTATTACAAGGAAATCTGTGAATCAGAATACGGCATTCCGAGTAGCGATGAAGATTCTTATACTAGTGAAGAAACATATGAATATCTTGAAAATATCTGCGGCTGGTTGGATTCTGAGAAGCTGTAAAAACTATAAGTAAAGAGGGCATTCTTGTCCTCTTTATTTTTTATTACTTTCTTCTTTTGGGATTATAAAATTGGTTCTTGCTACAACTTTTATACTATCATCTTTTGGATAATAGCGAATTAAAACATGATCGTTCTTAGTTTCTGATTCGTGCCTAAGTTTTATAATATTAGATTCTACAACTAGAAGATGCTCATAAGTGGAAGATCTTTCATATTCCTGCTTTGATTTATTCAAAGCTATTTTTAATCTATCTGCTTCAAGACTCCTTGAGCCTTGTAAATACTTATCTTCAAACTGTCTTGTATCCGAATGCATAGTCCAACCATGATAAGCATTAGCCGATTGTAAGTGCTTTAATGTAAATTTGCTCTTATAAAGTCTTTTATTAGCGGATTTTGTATTATGTAAAATTCTTTTTCTAAGAATAGTTTTTCCAAAATAAAATTTATAACCAATAAAATCAATACCGCGCTTAGCGATATCGATAACACAACTTGTATTCTTGAGTTCCATTTTGAGATTCTTTTTCAAATATAGAATTATGTCTTGCATCAGCATATAGAGCTTTCTTTTATTACTTCCGAGAATAATCATATCGTCCATATATCGAACATAAACGTCGAATCCGTATTTAGGTAATAATACTTCTCTTATGTAATGATCGAATTCTTCTAAATAAAAATTTGCAAACCACTGAGAAGTATAGTATCCTAAAGGTAGTCCAGGTCCATTTGTAGAATCTATTATCTTTTTACATAACTCTAGCATCTCCTCGTCTTTTATTTTCTTTCTTAATTTAACCATCAATATCACAGTATCTATATTCTCAAAGAATTTCCTTATATCCATCTTCAAGCAATATTTATACTTCTTAGTAACTTGAATTTTTCTTCTATCATCTATAGAATTATCCAGTTTACTCTCTATAAAATTTTTAGCGTAAAGGGTACCACGGCCCTTTACACTCGCGCAACACCAGTCGTCCATTCCCTTCATAAATATTGGCTGTAATTGAATCATTATAGCCCAATGAATAAATTGGTCCGGAAATAACTTCGGTGCCTGAATCTTTCTTAACTTTTTACTTCCTCTATCCAACCTAATACTTTCTCTTGGTTTAGAAGGTTTAAATGACCTTTCGTATAGCAATCTTGCTGCTTCTGCCTTATAGTACTCGCTATTCATTCTTATCATGAAAGCAATACTTCCAGGAACATTCTTTCGATGTTTTCCTTTCATTACACCAGCATATACTTTATCCATATTTTCTTGTGTTATCATTTTGTCATATAGATTTCCGACACGCTTCATTAATATTCAAATCTCCTTCCTAGTGATAGATTTACCTTTAAGAATATGATTCTTAATGCCAATTCGGGTGAGAGGTTAAACCCCTTTCAACCCTAGCAGGCTTTCGAATTATCATTAAATGAATTTAAAGATAACCTACTAACCCACCCTGAGGCGGGCAATGTTTTGCCATTAATTTGGCAAGGGAATATAGTGCTGAGATCTAGTGCAAAATGATTCTGTAGACATGGATAATAATAAGATCACTTAAACCGACTAAACTTTGGAGAATCATTAAACTTCTAGATCCGATTTTTATCGCAGCGGTTTCTTTATGTATTTCCTCAGCACCGCTGTCCTGAAAGGGTTTAGGCCGCGACGAGACGCGGACCATTGTTGCTATTGGAGTTGCTAGGCGAATTGTTGATCCTGGCGTAAAACGGGCCCGTATTGGCCACGCTATTGTTCCAGTTGCCACCAACATTGGCCACATAGCCAGTGTTCGAATTGACATAGACATAATCGCAGAACTCTCACTATAATCCCTAAGTGTTTCCGCCATAATATTTTTCATTAATAATCACCTCTTCTAGTTTAGGCAATCTAAATAATTATGAGTTTTTACACTCAATTTTATGTTATTAAATCATTTTTTACAATGTAAAATCTTTCCAATGGAGGGTTACGTTCACTGCCGTTCACGTTTAACCCTCCATTGGAATTGGAGGGGCTTCGCCCCTCCAAACCTCCTCAGCTCAGGGTTTAGGCCGCGACGAGACGCGGACCATAGTTGCTACTGGAGCCGCCAGGCGAATAGTTGATCCAGGCGCAAAACGGGCCCGCATTGGCCACGCTACTGTTCCAGCTGCCACCAACAAGGGCCACAAAGCCAGCGTTCGAACTGACAAAGACATAATCGCAGAACCCGATACTGCTATCGCTTTGGCCTAGAGACGCAACTATTACTGCACCATTGAGAGCTGTAGTATACTTTGTCGGATATAATCCAGAACTTCTAGTATATCCATCTGCAATAGATATATATCCAGATCCTGTATCGTTATACGGAGGAGCAGCTTTTAAACCTAAAGTAGTAGATGATAATGTAATAATACCGTCACACCAGTTATACATGCTACCCCACATATTCTCAATACCAAAGCATTTTACTGCTTTAGTAGTATCACTATATCCGGCAAATAAACCGGCACTGTCAAGACTTCCAGTTGTAGCAGCGCTAGAATTTGAAGCAACTCTACCATTACCAACTGCATCTTGAATACCTCTAGTTTTTGTTACCAGCATAAGCAGTCCGAGAATATAATATCTCTTACACCAGTCTTCCATACCATAACTAGTTCCATTTGCTTGGCAATAAGTCCGACTATTCGTATAAGTAATCGATCCAGTAGGGGTTTTACCACTCAAACTTCTAATTTTACTAGAACTATTATATCCTTCATAAGCACCATAATACATATAATCCCTAATAATAGCATTTCCGTCCATACTAGAAAAAGCTGAACAAACAAACCCATCAGAAGCTCTATCATAATTCGCTACTTCAAAAATTAAATAATTGCCATTAACTACATATCTATACCATGTCTTCTTAAATTCTATCATTACATCTCCAGCAGAACCTGAAGTAATATCAGCCGTATTTCCACTCTCGTCTTTAGCATAATTATCTGGATTTAAATACTTGCTACGAGACCCGTCAACATATAAGCATGGCTTACATCCAAAAATATCTGTAATAATATCTTTCCAACTTCCATAATTACAAACTCCAGTAGATTGATTTACAGCAAGAGGCGTAAATCCTACTGCATTATCAATATACGTTACCGCATCCGAAGGAGAGCTAACAGACATATCTATTGAAATACCATATGTTTTTCCAGATTTGCTGCTATTACCCTCTCCTGCACGAGTTACAAATGCTTCACCCATCTTATCATCTCACTTTCTTAAATAATATTCGGTAGAGGAGTATTTAAACCCCTCTACCCTTTATGCCTTTTCCTGAAATCAGACCAAAAGAATCTTAACAATTATAAGTCCTTATATAATCAAAATCTCAATACTATATTTAATGCTATCAATATAAGTTCTCCACACTTATTCTTCTTCCGAAAATATTTCAACCTAATACCTAATATCTTTCTTTAAACCTCCAAAGCCAATCCAGAATGATTTAATACAAAAAATCACTCTCCCTTCTACTCATAGAAGGGAGAGGAAAATAACCTAATTCATTAAACTGTGGAGTTAGAAAAGGTTAAGATTCCTCTCCCTCCTCGACGTAGATAAATTTAATCGGGGGGGGGGATATAAACCTTACTCTACTTAATGAACTAAGTAAAGGATTTACACCCAAAGACTTAAAATCCTTAGATTGAAATCTTTATTATAAGTGTTCTATAGTAGAAAATTACAATAAAATACAAATTGTAAAAGTCAATATTTTCAGTTATATATTATATATGTAATAAGGGGTTTACCATTATGGTATTTACGTTTTTGGAAAGGAGAATCATTATGTACGAAACTGGTGTTATTAAGTACCGCATCAAAAGGATGCCCACTGAAATGTCGAGAGAAGAAAAGCTGAATCTGTTGATCTCTCGTAGTCTTCAGGACGAGATCGCCCAGCTCCCTATTAGGAGCAGGACTACATATCTTCTCCGGCTGTTGGGAATACCTAGCAGCATTAGAGGATACAAGTACGTAGTTGAAGCGGTGGAATTCGTAATTGAGCATTCTTCGGAAGAAATGCTTATTACGAAATTCATTTATCCCTTTCTTGCTCGGAAGTATGAAGCTACTTCTGAGCGAATCGAGAGGGATATAAGAACTGCTATATCCCATGTAAAAGTCGATAGCCCGTATTACAGGGCTATCTTCAATACTGAAGAAAGGAGGTCTAATAAGCGGTTTATTTGTGAATTAGCAGAGTTCATTAGATGAACCAAGGAAAAATAAAGAGGGGATCGCTTCCCCTCTTTATTTTTTATCCATAATATTGAATTATGCAGACACCTTGCTTTCCATTTAATCCATTGATAGCGTTTCCGCCACCGCCACATCCGTAATTTAATGCTCCATATCCTCCCCCTCCTCCACCTTGATTAGTAATTCCGTTTGCTCCCTTACCTCCATATCCTCCTCCACCACCTCCGCCTTTATAAATAGAACCAGTCGAATATCCTCCATTTGCACCATATCCACCTCCACCTCCACCGCCCCATGCTTCAGTATAAGTGTGATACCCAGAGCCGCTAAGCCCTCCCCCACATCCGCCATATCCTCCTCCTCCGCATCCAGGGCCAGATCCATTGCTACCATTACCCCCTAGACCTTCCAAAGATGCAACTGTTCCATCTTCAAAAGATAATGAGCTTATCGCGGTACCATTATTTCCGCACACATAATATCCTCCTCCTCCGCCGATTCCGCCATAACCGTCTCTATTATTAGTCGTGTAATTCCATCCACCTTTTCCTCCAATAGAGCTGGTACTAAATGCGGACCCATTATAGACAGCTCCGCCACCACCGCCACCACCCCAATATCCACCATATCCTCCGGCTAAGCTTCCACCTCCTCCACCGCCAAATTGATATCCATTTCCTCCACCACCCCACGTATAATATGAGCTTCCGCCTCCTCCACTTCCTCCAGATCCTCCATTATTTCTGTCTCCGCCCCCTCCACCGTTTGCGCTTAAGTAAGATCCAAAGGTAGTAGTTCCTCCTGTACCACCTGACTCTCCCATAATATTAGTGCCGCTTGTTCCCCCAGATCCGATAGTAATAGTGATATTTTGATTTGGCGTTAAATTGGTAAAAGTACAATTGTTCATCCATCCTCCTCCTCCTCCGGAATACCACGACATATATACACCGCTTCCGCCTCCTCCACCGAATAGTCTTACGCTTATTCCTCTTTTTCTATTATAAGCCGGGACAGTCCAAACAGTATTAGATGTAATAATTTTAGTAATCAATTCCGATTCATTTAATAATATGTCTCCGCTTCCGCCTTTACTTCCTCCAACCCTATCTATAAATCCTTCACCCATAAAATAAATTCACCTTCCTTCAAATAGAGGAAGGTGAACATACTACTAATTTAGGATTCCGCAATCTGAATACGTATGAACACCCTCCTCCGTACTCT